GTGGCTAGCATCCCAAACTGCTCTTGCTAATGAGGAAATACTCTCTTACTTCGTAAGAGGTAGAGTTTATACGGACCTCTTTATCTCGTACATGATATTCGTTTATACCCTTGTAACATATTTCATGACCCTACGTCCCACATGGCTAATGACGTTAAAATTGTGCGCCGCAACATTCATGTTTGGTGAGATTCTACATCGCTTAATGATGATCTATGTCTTAGGACAAGATCACTTTAACGAGTATTCTGAACCTTATTATAATGTGTATGGTGTTTTCGCAATGCCTATTTCTTCGTCTCGTTTCGGCGAAGATTATCCCTTAGCAATACCTGTATATGACCCAGTCAGCCCGCTATTCATGCCTGATCTTTATACGTTTACTGCCACGAAACAACCCTCTCAACCTGCGTTAGAACCTGCAGTAGAGAAAACTACCCCTGGATTCTCTTTCCCTGGTGTTAAGCCGCTCCTTGGATCGTATTACTGGTTTTCAAAAGTCCACGAAATACAAGAGGATGGTGCTCAGCCCTATAAGTCTGAGCAGGGCCCCCCGGAAGCCCAGATCTCCGGTACAACCGAATTTATGGCAGATGCTGAATGTGAAGAAACGACCCCCGTTCGTAATGTTAACATTCCAACTGCTTTTATAAACACCCAACCCTATGATAGCGCATTTTTGAACGAATGGTTTGCAAAACCCATCCGTGTTGCTTCAGGTGATCTCACGTTAGCTGATACTGCTACTTCGATCCCGCCAATTGTTCATCCCAACAATGTACTATCAAATGAAATATACTCCTCCAAGTGGAAAGGTTATGCCTATTGGAGAGGAGATATTACCTACAGCGTCACTGTTAATGCAAATCCCTTTCAGCAGGGATTGTATAGACTCGCCTTTCTGTCTAACGGCGGAATGGACGATAGTGTCGCGACCTCCTGGTATAATGCGCACTATTTTTCAGTAGTCCAGCGCAGCCAACTCCCGCATGTTGAAGTAGACGTAAGTACAACTACATGTGCAGAATTGACAGTCCCATTTATATCAGCGTATAATAGTCTCCCTCTATCCTATCCTACCATTTCCTCTTTTGCGTCTTTAGGTAGAGTATATTTGTTCCCTATTACGCCCATTACCACAGGAGTGGGCCAACCTATCTCAGTTGGCTACACTATATGGGCTAGCATGTCTAATGTGCATTTGGAAGTTCCCGCTTATCCCCAGTCGGCTATCCGTTCAGGAAAGAAGAAGCCGTCTACTGAGAGTGAGCAAAAATCCAAAGGCATTGGGCCTGTCGAGAGTGGCTTACGCATAGCCTCCAAAGTTTCCAACATTCTCGGAGCAATCCCCG